TAGGGTCTCTAGCTGTTTTTTTGCTTGTTAATTTTTTCTTCATACCTGACATTCTAGCACAAAATGATTTACGTCTATTAGCTGCTTTTGAACCTGGTTTAAGTTTAGACGGTTTTGTAGTTACAGCTGTTTTTAATTTTGAGCCAGGATTTGCTTTTCTATAAGATTCAACACCTTTTTTATTTAATCCGCCAGATTCACTTTTGCCTTCTTTGCGTTGCCATGCTGGAGTTTTAGCCATTAAGCCACCTTTTTATTTTTTTTCTTTTTTAATATTGTTGCCACATTAGTTGGCTTACCACCAGGATTACCAGCTTTTTGTTTCCGTCTTACAGCGCTGGCTTTTTGACCTTTTGACATAGCTCTTGCTTTTGCTATTGGCACACACTTAGGATAATTTTTTCTTTTTTCACCACCACTACGACCACATTTAGGATATGATCCATCAGATTTTTTATTGGCAATATCAACCCAGTTGTCTTTTACCCATTTACGTAATCCGTTTTTTGCCATGTTGTTTCCTTATACTATTTTTACCAGTTTTAAAAATAGATGCTACTTTATTTTTACCCATCACTTTTGCTCTTTGTTCGCCAACAGTAAGAATTTGAATTTTTCGTGCAAACGGTTTTTTAACTTTACGCACCTTGGCGACTGTTTTGCGTGCATCACTTGGAGTAGTAAACTTAATGCCGACAGTGTCTTTAGGATTTTCATCTGTATATAATCTTCTACCTGAACCCTTAGGTTTTTTACCTGTGCCAGTTTTTGGATCTTTAGCCATTATGCATATGCAGTAGTTTTTCTTTTAGATTCCATGACCGCTCCACAACCTCTAGCGACACCACCTTTATTCATGTGTGATACTTTTTTTCTTGATTGTGATAGTTTATTACCATTGCCGATCATACCACCATCGGCTTTTTTATCTTTTTTACCGCCTGGTGTAATTTTACCACTGCAAACAGCACTGGCGTACATATTTGCATACGCTGACGGATAGACTTTGAATTTCCGTTTAGCTGCAGCTTTACCTCTTGGACATAATTTACCCATTTTTACTTCTCCTTACTTGGTTTCCACCCTGTTTTACGTAATGTACCATATACATAAGCATTTTTAGCTGATTTTGACAAGTTTTTCTTATTTGCTCGTCTTTTTAGCTTAGCTTCTAGTTTTTTTGGCACTTCTATCCTTATCTGCCTTATCTAAGGCAACATTTGCACGTAATTGAGCTATATCTTCCTGACTTTCTATCTTTTCACGTGTTAATTTATCTGTTTGCTGTAATTTTTTCTCATCTAAGGCTTGTTTTTCACCCATTGCAAACGCTTTTAGCTCTAAATCGTCTTTTCTTAAGTCAATTTCTTGTTGTTTTAAGTCAACTAGGGGGTCATTAGCAACATTATCCATCATTTCTTGTTCTTCAGCCACCATTTGCTCTGTTATTTCTGCTATTCTTATAGCTACGCCACTTTCTGTGCGTTGTGCTAACTGTTGTTGTTGTTCTGGTGTCATTTGTCCACCTGTTTGTGCCATCATTTGTTCCATTTCAGGCCTTAATTCTTCTTGTACTATTGATCTAGCCATAAATCCTACATGCTCTGATATATGTGACTGTAAAATTTGCATCGCAGCTGGATTAGTTTTGACTAAAGCTGATGACATAAACGCCCTGTGTGCACGAATATGTGCAGAATGATCTTGTTCTGGAAACGGTAAAGGCGGTAAACCATTTAATGTACCCGCATTTTCTATCGCTGGATCTTGTGGTTGTGGTTCAGATGGTGGTGGTAATAGTTTTTCTATATCTTGCACACCTAATGCTGAGTACATTCTAGCGTAAGCCTCTCTTAAATCATGCATTTCTGGATTAGATTGTGCTAATTGTAATTGTGACTGAGCTAATGTAACTCTTTGAGCCATAGAAAATATGTTTGGATCAGATACAGGTATGACATCTACCCTATCATCAAAGTCTGATTGTTTAATATTTTGCTCACCACCTGAAACCATGTAAGGATAATTAGGTGGTAAGTAGTCTGCAAATACTTTTGCTAATAAATTAAATTCAGTTTTCTGTGCATAGTGTAATCTTTTGTGTATAGCAGACATAACTTTCATGCCACGCTCTAATATTGCCATCGTTGTGCCAACAGGTTGTTGTTGACTACCTGCGTTCTCACCAATCATCATGTCAGCGACACCCGCAAATCTTCTACCTGCATCGACTACAAAACCTAATAAGCTAAATAATGTTGCACTAGGTTCTTTGTAAGGTAACGGCATCAAAGATTCTCGTAGATTACCACCTGGTGCATCCACATCTCTCCACTCGCCAGGATTTATAGCCTCATCATCATCTCTAATTCTTAAACCTCTAGCTTTAAAACCAGCTGGTAAGTTTGATAAAGTTCCTGCGTCCACAAGTTGACGTAATGCTGCAGTGGCAGTTCTAGATAAACCACCTAACATATGTATTAAACCGAAACCATAAAATCCTAAACCTGGTAAAAATTTAAAATGTGTAAAAAACTCTTTCTTTTTTCTAAGCGGATCTCCCTGTGTCCAGTTACGATAAATTGATAAAACTTCACCAGAGTCTTCGTCTATGGTAACAATATACGGAACCATAATACCAGTTTTTTTATTATTAGGTCCCATGTCTTCAAAACCGGGTAGATCTAAATCAACATGCATTTCTAAGATATTGTGTTCATCCTCAGCAAAAGATATTTGCTCTACTCCTGACAACTCATCTTGCTTTTCTTTTATTTCATCTGTATTGACTGATCCACCAGATAAATCAATATCTCTGTAAAATCCAGACACCTGATTTTTTCTTAGATCATTGTGTTTCATTTTTACAATGTGTGTGATTCTGTTACATGATTCCAAGTCTGTAATAAAGTAAGGAACTACTAAATCCTCTGCTGGTACAAATTTAGAAACTGCTCTTTCTAATGTCGAGTCATAATAAACTTTTTTAAAAGCAGAACCTGCTAAAGGTAAATGGAATAACATTTGATCTAGCTCAGGATCAAACTCCTGCATCTCAGTTGTTATTTGATAGTTCATAAAGTTCTTTATTCTTTCAGCTTGTTGTTCAACAGCTAATGAAGGTGAGCCTAATATTTCTGTTCTGACGGGTCCGCCAGGTGGTAATAATTCTTTGTAAGCCTGTGCTTGAAATTGTGTTACTGCTTCAGCTAACAACGGATGTGTTACACCTGCAGCACCTGCGAAAGGTTTTGATCTCTCTTCGTATTTAAATCCTAATAAGTCTAAACCATCTTTATATGTTTTCTCCCAATCGGATCTTGAATTTTTATCATCCTCATAATTTTTTTGTAAATCTGATGACAATTTTTGTAATATATCATCATCCATAAATTCTGCCAAGTTTGCAAAATAATCACCCTCTGATTGTTTTTTTGTAGGATCAAAATCTAGTGTTACGCCACCATCTTCTTCTTGTATAACTTCTACTTCTTTAGTGGTGTTTTCTGGTTCACGTAATTGTATCTCTTCTCCAACACCCTCAACCTCTAAATTTTCATTTGGCGATATGTCAATCGCTGTATTTTGTATACGCTTTTCTACCATGCATTAGCTCCTATAGGAGATAGTAAATCATTCAATGAAACTATCGGTGTGTATAATATACTTTTTTTCACTAGACCTCCATCCTTTTTATAAGCTTTATATGGAGTCAACATATCAGGTGTCAACTCTATCATAAAAGTATCTACACCAGAACCTGCGTGACCCATATCTACTTTGCCTACTTCTACTTTTGAATTTTTCATATTAGCTATTTTGTTTAGTGTTTCCTCTACATTACTAGTAAAGTGTTGACCTGTATGATCGTTTAAATTAGGACCACCGTACTGCATATCATAAGCCACCATTTTACCACTTCTTCTTTCAGCATCTGGTGGCACCTCTACGCCTCTACCGCCTTGATAAGCTTTAACAGCTTTTGATGGCACAACAGCATAATGACTTGGTGCACTTTGATTAACAACTAAATTACCTGCATCATCAAAACTAAATCTAGCCTTAGCTGCGTTGTAAATATCATTTTTGATAATAGCGTCTACCCAATCCTTTTGATCTTTGAATGGTATGTTAGGAAATAAATCAGTAGCGTCTACATTATCAATCGTAGAGTTTATTCTTTCTAGTGCTAAATCTCTTTTTGTTGCAGCTTCACCTAGTTCTTTAAAACTAGCTTTAGTTATATCGTCCATTTCCATTTTACCTATCCTTTGAAAGATAGCATCTGCTTCTATTAATTCATCGATAGACTTTTTTAATTCAGCAAAAGTGGCTGGCATAGGTCTAAACATATTCTCTAATCTAGAATACAACCTATTTAAATCTGCTCTATCACCAACAACACCTGGATTATTATTTATTATACTTCTTATATCTGCCTTTATCTCAGCTTTTAAACTTGATGCTTTTTGTAAGAAGTCTGATTGTATTTCATCAGCTATATTAACTTTAATTGATCTGTTGTTTAAGGTTGCGTTTCTATGACTACTCAAAGACCAACCCACAACATACGGTTCTCCTACTAACGTATTATTTTGTGCTCTAAAATCTGGACTTGTGTCTACACGTCTCATGTTACCGTGACCTTCATAGTTTCTAATATTCTCAGGTAATGATCCTATGTCTCCTCTTATATCTTTAGAGTCTAGCCATAACACTCTTTCTGTTCTTGTACCGTCTATATAATTTGAGTGTCTACCAGAATCACCATATTTTAAAGTTCCTGTAGCATCACCGTAGGACACCGTTTGTAAATAATTTGTTGGTGATGTATCAACTAGTTCTTTAATTTCTGCATAAGAAATTTTTTGATCATTTGTAAACTGACCTGTTTCTCTGTTAAATCCACCTTTTCTATTTAAGTAAGATCTAACATAAGAATCGTAAAGTTCACTTTCTTTTATACCTTTAGATCTAAACCAATCATGCCAATCTTTCGCTGACAAACTTACATTTTCTGATGTTATATTTGTACCTCTTATGTTTAAAGTTGGTTGATTTATTATACCGTCTAATTCAGAATAAAATAATTTATTGTTACCTGAACCTATAATTGTTTCTGGTGTCACTGTTGGAACTAATGCTGTGCCAGGTTTAGTAGTAGGTTTCTTTTTTACTTTGACAGGCACATCTACTTCTTTAACTGTAAATGTTTTACCTTCTAAGTCTCCTAAGCGTAACGCTTTTTGTTGTGCATCATCCAAGCTTTTTGATTGAAATACTTTCTTGCCCGTGTCATCATAAATATCATATCGCTTTTCTAGTACAGGTGCCTCTGGTGCTGGTAATTCTAATTTTTTTTCAACTTTTTTTGTAATTTGCGGTGAGTTACCTAATAAAAAATTTTTTGGTAAAGGTAATGCTTCTGCTTTTGGTACTAATAAGTTCCCTATGGCTGACGCTGCTTTTGATACAATAGATTGTTTTTCTTGCTCAGTCTCTACATCACCACCTTGATTAAAAAAAGAAAAAGATGGTGTGCCCGCATCAACTTTACCAATGATACCAGCTAATTTACCTCTTCTTTTAGGTCCTGTCTTACCTTCAAATTTAGGATCTTTTACACCTAACTCACCGTCTCTTATGTGCGCAAGCCAGTAATTTTTAAGATCATCTAAACTTGGCTCTACAGTAATCGGTGATCCAAAAACAAAACCTGGTTTAGATATTTTAGTTTTTACTCTTTCACCATCCTCAAATCCTTCTAAAATTTGAACTATTGCATTATCGTCAACTCTATCAGGAAAATATAATTTTAAAATCTGCGCTACCTCTGGGTCATCTATTTTATGATAAGATGTTACAAGTCTTTCTTCGAACTCTTTATTTATCGTTGCAAACTCTTCGATTGTCTCATTTAATATCTGTCTGTTTTCTTTTGTGTTTGCAAAATTACCTTTTGGATCTTTTTCCATACCTTTTAATTTTTTTATTGCTCTTTTTATAAAAGCGTCTACTGATGCTTGTTGACCAGTATTTAAAGCAGAAAAATTTACTTTTATTAAATCAGCAAAACCGCCTGCACCGGGTAGTTCTCTCGTGTAAGATCTTATAGGAAATGCATGTGATAAATCTGCTTTATACATTGACATCAAAGCTTTCCTAAAAGCTTTATCACTATCATAATTTTTACCCGTTGCTCTTGATAATTCATCTTTAAACTTCTGTATAAAAGATGCTTGAGCTTCTGTAGGATTAGGATTGAAAAAATATTCATCAATTTGTTGACCAACCCATTTATTAAAATCATCACGTATTTGTAGTTTTGATTCAAACTTTGCTAAATTATCTGGCTCTTCTAAACTAATATACATACGTAGTTCATCATCCACCATTTTTTGACCTACATTGTAAGCGTAATCAGAATAAGCCTCACTAATCTCTTCTCTTGAAGTTAGATTTGGATTTGCTTTTTTAAATTCATCTCTAGTCATAGCTCCTGCGTCTGCTAATATGGCGTCAATTTCATCTGGTTTGTGTCTATAACTATGTAAAAGAATGTAATGATTATTTCTGCTACGTGCTCTTTCTGATTTATATATTCCATAATCTTCTAGTTTTTGACCTAATGCGTCATAATCACTTTGATTAGTTTTTTTACCGTACACACCTTTTTTAAAACCTGGTGTTTTAATATCTTCATAACCAGAAAATTTATCATACAAAAACTTGTCACTAATACTTGTCACGGATGTATTTTTTAACAATTCGTCTTTAAAAAATTCTACACCTTGATCTTTAAATTTAGATTTATTAGCTGCATAAAAAGCCTCTATTATTTTAAGCTCATTTTCTTTTAGATTTACTTTAGCCGCAGCTTTTGTTCCAACACCTTGAACACCCGTGCCCGCTACTTCACCAGGTCTGGCTTGCTCTAACATGTAATCACGTGGTAATCTTCCATCCTGTATCCTTTTATAAATCTCAGCTAAAAGATATTTATAATTAGGCATTCCATAATCTTTTGAAAATTTTTGTATAGCCTTTGGGGCTTTATTGGGATGTTCTGATAATGCTTTATCTATTTTTGCTCTTGTTTCTGGTCCACCTTTTCCAGCTAACTTTTGATAATATTCTGGTACTACAATCGCTGATACTTCCTCTGTAGCCTCTGTACCTGCATCAACTAAAAACTTTTGTGCCAATTTATTTTTACCTGCTCTTGCAGCATTTATCGCCAAACGTATGGGAGCGGTAATAGGAGTAATCAAACCAAGTGTAGAAATATCAACTGTGTCTATAATACCAAACAAATAGTTTGTTAAATCATTCCCTCTTAAATCACTTACTCTAACTTCACCATCTGCTACTCTTCTATGTATTTCCGCAGTATCGTTAAAGAAAAAACCTCTGAACTGTTTAAATCTATCTCCTAATGTTAAAGGATTAAAATTAGTGTCTCTTCTGATTTCATTATATAATTTTTCTAATTCTGGTTGTCTTCGTTGTGGTATTAACTTATTGATCTCATCTATTCGATCTGCATAATTTTTTAATGTTTGTTGATTAGCCTCGTCTCTTTCTCTAAGTGCCGTTCTTTCTTCTTCTGGAATATCTACTAAATTTAGTAAACCCGTTGTAACTCCGCTTTTAGCGGGAGCCGCTGTCACTTGTTCAACAGCGTCCTCCATTGCATTTAAGAGTATGTTATTTTTTCTCTCTTGCTCTGCCGTTAAAAAAGAAGGCAACTGATTTACCCCCTCAGCTGCATTATCGAAGAAAGGTTTTATTGAACTGTTAGTATCGGGTCTAGCCATTAGTAATATTCTTTTCGAATCTTGGGCACTGGATCATCGACAAAGTCATCACTTAAACGTAAGAAGTTACCTTGTCTAAAACGCATTACGGCTTGTGTCATGCTATCCACCAAGTCATCATGATCTCCATAAGGGAACGCTGCGCACTCCTCAATTACATCCTCCGACCATCTTGTGTCGGGTGTCCATATCATACCACTTTCGAACAACGGTGCAACTGAATTAACTCTAACATGTTTATCTTGTCCTTTGCTTGGTGTAAAATTTACGACAGGGACTCCTATCTGTCTTAGTTCGTGTGTAAGGGGTAGCCCTGATGCTTTGGCTTCGATGATCACTGTTTCGG